CTTTTTAGATAAAGTTGATCCTAGACTTTGTAAGGAGTATTCACTTGAACGGTATAAAAACGGTAATGCTACCAATTCGCCGGCACCGAACTTTGAGGACTTTAAGGCACCAGCACCCAAGTTTAAGAAGTCGCTTACGATTCCTTCAATTGAATCGTTACCAGATGGCCATTTTGCTAAGACATACGTGGAAGCAAGACAAATACCACAGGCCTTTTATTCAGAACTATATTACGCAGAAGATTTTAAGAAGTTCGTGGAAAGCCTCAATCTTGAGAAGGACACCCTCAAAGAGAACGACCCACGCCTGGTAATACCATTCTATGATGAAGATAAGAATCTGATAGCATTTCAAGGTCGTGCCTTAGGTGAATCTAAGTTGAGATATATCACCATAAAGATGAATGATGATAATCACAAGGTCTTTGGCCTTGATAGGATCAACAAGGAAGAGACTATCTATGTTGTGGAAGGTCCTATTGACTCCATGTTCTTGGAGAACGCCATAGCGACTGCCGATGCAAATTTGATGTCGGCATCTAAATTATTTGATAGAACAAAAATAGTTTTGGTTTATGACAATGAGCCTCGGAATAAAGAACTACATAACCAGATGGAGAAAGCTATTGATGAACATTATGCTGTTGTCATTTGGCCAGAATTGATTGTGGAGAAGGATGTGAATGAAATGGTTTTGAATGGTGGTTTCTCACCTGACGAAATACAAGATTTTATAAGTAAAAGTACCTTTGTGAATCTTAGAGCAAAGATGGAATTTATTAATTGGAAGAAAAGATAATAAAGGATAAATGGAAATATGAATGAATATCTAGGTATAAAGATAGATTTAGAAAGAGATAAACTATTCGATGAACTCGGAATCAAAAGACTACAAGAATCATATATGCGAGATGACGAAATTTCTCCGCAACACAGATTTGCATTTGTATCAAAAACGTTTTCTTCAAACGATGAACATGCTCAAAGACTGTATGAATACTCATCACAGCACTGGCTCTCCTACTCAACACCAATCTTATCGTTTGGTCGCTCTAAGAGAGGAATGCCTATTAGCTGTTTTCTTAACTTCATTGAAGACACAGCGGAGGGATTAGTTGACAACCTCTCGGAAACTAATTGGCTTTCTATGCTCGGAGGCGGTGTGGGTATTGGTTTTGGTATTCGGTCTGCTGACGATAAGTCTACTGGGGTTATGCCACATCTTAAAATTTATGATGCGAGTTCTTTGGCTTATCGTCAAGGTCGTACTCGCCGTGGTTCTTACGCCGCTTATCTTGATATCTCTCATCCTGATATCACTTCTTTCTTAGAAATGCGTAAACCAACAGGTGACCCAAATCAACGATGTTTAAATTTACATCATGGTATTAACATCACCGATGACTTCATGGAAATCATTGAGAAGTGTATGTTGGATTCTGATTATGATGATAAGTGGGAATTAAAAGATCCACATTCTGGTGAAATCCGTGAAACTGTATCAGCCAAACATTTGTGGCAACAAATTATTGAATATCGTATGCACACAGGTGAACCATACATTCATTACATTGATACAAGTAATAGAATGATGCCACAATTTCTAAAAGACAAAGGTTTGAAGATACATCAATCGAATCTATGTTCTGAAATTATTTTGCCAACGAATGAACAACGCACTGCTGTATGTTGTTTGTCTAGTTTGAACTTAGAGACTTATGATGAATGGAAAGATAATAAACTTTTTCTACGGGACGTGGCTGAAATGTTGGATAACGTACTTCAATATTTTATTGATAATGCTCCTGACCATATTGCTCGTGCCAAGCATTCTGCTAGCCGTGAACGTTCTATTGGTATTGGTGCTTTGGGTTTCCATGCTTATCTTCAGCGAAAAGGTATTGCGTTTGAAGGAGTTATGGCAAAAGTAACGAATAACAGGATATTCAAATCAATTAGAGAGGGATTAAATGAAGCAAATCTTCGATTGGGTACCGAACGTGGGGAAGCTCCTGATGCCGTTGGCACTGGTCAACGTTTTAGTCATCTTATGGCTATCGCTCCAAATGCTTCTTCGTCTATCATCATGGGAAATACTTCTCCTAGTATCGAACCTTATCGTGCTAACGCTTATCGTCAGGACACTTTATCGGGAGCATTTCTAAACAAGAACAAATGGTTAGATAAAGTTATTCAGGATAAATTATCAAGTGAATCTGGTACTTTATCACAAGATGATTATAATGATATCTGGTCATCTATTATTGCTAATGATGGTTCAGTTCAACACTTGGACATTTTAACTGATGATGAAAAAGCAATATTCAAAACATCCATGGAAATTGACCAACGATGGGTAATTGAATTGGCTGCTGACCGTCAACAATATATTGACCAAGCACAGTCATTGAATTTATTCTTTAGACCAGATGCACATATTAAATATCTTCACGCCATACATTTTATGGCATGGAAGAAAGGCCTTAAAACTTTATACTACTGCCGTTCTGAAAAGATTGGTAAAGCAGATAAAGTTTCTAAGAAAATTGAACGACAGGTTATCAAAGAGCTTGATATGACACAAATTGCTCAAGGTAACGATTGTATAGCTTGTGAGGGATAAAATGAAAAGAATATTAAGATTTACAGCATCATGGTGTGCACCATGCAAAACATTGGCAGAGAACTTAGAAAGAGCACAAGTTAAAATGCCAATTGAAGTAATTGATATTGATGTACATGAAGATATTGCTAATCAGTATGGAATTCGTTCCGTGCCTTGTTTGGTAATGTTGGATGGAAATATTGAAATGAAACGAATGATTGGTTCTAAACCAGCAGGACAATTAAGAGAGTGGGCAGCATGATTAAAAAAGCAGTATCACAGAAATTAACAGAACAACGTAATTACTTTAAACCGTTTAATTATCCATGGGCTTATGATGCATGGTTGAAACATGAACAGTCTCATTGGCTTCATACAGAAGTTCCAATGGCCGAGGATGTTAAAGATTGGAAAAAGAAACTATCAAATGAAGAAAAACAATTTCTCACCAATATATTTCGTTTCTTTACTCAAGGAGATATTGATGTTGCGGGTGGCTATGTTAACAATTATCTACCTTACTTTCCGCAACCGGAAGTAAGAATGATGTTGATGGGTTTCGCTGCTCGTGAAGCCTTACACATTGCTGCATATTCACATTTAATTGAAACTCTTGGTCTACCAGAAGCTACATATAATGAATTCTTTGAATATCAAGAGATGCGTGATAAACATGATTATGTTTTAGATTTGGCTGCACAAAATACAACTAAGGAAAATACTGCAACTCATATCGCCGTGTTCAGTGCATTTACCGAAGGTATGCAACTATTCAGTTCATTTATTATGTTACTCAACTTTCCTCGTATGGGTAAGATGAAAGGTATGGGTCAGATTGTAACTTGGTCTATTGTTGATGAAACACAACACGCAGAGTCAATGATTAAATTGTTCCGTACATATATAGAAGAAAACAAAGAAATTTGGAATGATGATTTGAAATCAAGAATTTATACTATTGCTGAACGCATGGTAGAACTTGAGGACAAATTTATTGACCTTGCTTTTGGTATTAATCAAATGGAAGGATTGACTTCAGAAGAAGTGAAAAAGTATATTCGTTATATTGCTGATAGACGATTAATTTCATTAGGTCTAAAAGGCATCTTTAAAGTGAAAAAGAATCCTCTACCTTGGGTGGAGGAAATGATTAATGCTCCAACACACACCAACTTCTTTGAGAATAGAGCAACCGATTATGCAAAAGGTGCTCATTCAGGAGATTGGGGTGATGTGTGGGCTCACTAAGGAAAAACAATGAGTACAAAAGAAGTAACAGGAGAATGTCATAGTTGTGAATCATCATATGACATACAATATATGGAAGAACTAACATCCGAAGAATACCCACAATTTTGTCCGTTTTGCGGCGAAGCCATAGACGAATTAACCGAGTCAGACTATATAGAGGATGAAGATGACTTGGATAAAGAGGAATGGGACAACTAAACTGGATTTATAGAGAACTGGATTTTACTGAAGATATGATTGGTGAAGATTATGGATTCGTCTATATTATTACTAATGAAGTAACTGGTAAAAAGTATATTGGTAAGAAATTTTTCTATTCAGCTAAGACCAAACAGGTCAAAGGCAAGAAGAAAAAGATAAAAGTACCAAGTGATTGGCAAACTTACTACGGTTCCAATGAGGAATTGAAAAAAGATGTTATAATACATGGCAGAGAGTCTTTTCGTAGAGAGATAGTTCACCTATGTAAATCCAAAGGTGTATGTGGATATCTTGAAGCAAAAGAACAATTTGTTAATGGCGCTCTTGAATCCGAGGATTATTACAATTCTTGGATTATGGTAAGAGTTAGAAAATCACATATTAAAGGTTTACAATGTTAGATGGTATGCAACATCTTGGAGATTTCGATGCGATATTCTTCATGCCGACAGAAGAAAATAATGTACACATACAATCGAATGTTTATAAAAACAAAGGTACGCCAATAGAAGGTAATATTGTTGGTGATAAATGGCATATCATATTATTCCAAGAAGATGATGAAGAAAATGATGAGGAATTAGTTATCAAAAATTTTGATACATTTGAAGCCATATTTTCGGATCCTAGAGAATATATTTCCGATTTAATTAAAGGTGGTTGGTATGGTATCATTTCCCGTAAAACTACCACTTCAGAAAACTTCTACCAAGATGCGCTTGCCAAATTTGAAGATATGTGATATAATATAGTTTTGAAACTTGAAAGTTTGTTATGATTCTCGTTGACTTGAACCAAGTCCTACTTGCTGGCCTTATGGCACAAATATCTAATGGAAAAAAGTCCATGTATGGAAAAACATTCACATTAGATGAATCTCTCATTAGACATATGGTCCTAATGATACTCAAAACCCACCTAAAGACGTTCCGTAAAGACTATGGTGAAGTTGTACTCTGTTGTGACAACCGCAAGTATTGGCGCAAGGAGTTCTTTCCATTCTACAAGGCAAACCGCAAAAAGAACCGTGAAAAATCAGACCTCGATTGGCATATGATTTTTGATATGCTTGCCAAATTCAAACAAGAACTAAAAGAAAACTTTCCATATAAAGTAGTGGATGTTGAAGGTGCTGAAGCTGATGATATCATTGGTACACTTGTACCACGACATATTGCTTCGGAAAATATTCTAATTATTTCTTCTGATGGTGATTTCCCACAATTACAGATGTATAATGGTAGAACTAAATTTACTGTCAAGCAATATAATCCATCACAAAAGAAATTTATTGTTTCCGAAAATCCTTTAATAGAACTAAAAGAGAAAGTTATCCGTGGAGATAAAGGTGATGGTATACCAAATGTGTTGTCTACATCCGATTGTTTTGTCCGTGATATCAGACAAACACCAATCAGTAAAGGTAAACTAGATAAA